CGTTTGAACCGACGCGGCATAAGTTCCATTTGACGAAGTAAAATCGGTCAAACCAGTTCTTAGGTTAAGAAACACTGTAGCTCCAGATTGAGTAATTTGAGATGTTTGACCACTGATGCTATTTGGTCTTGTTCCATTGCCCGCGATGGCATACAAAGTCAAGTTAGCTATGTATTGGGAATACAAAGCATCCATTCCTTGATTCAAAATCAAATTCTTGTTCCAATCACTTTCCCACGTTACCTCCTTGGTAATGGGATTTATAACCTTTGCTTTATAGAATCCTTGAAAGGATTGATTGATTCCTGTGTATGTTTCGTTATTCATATTTCGTTCATCCAATACATATTGTTGTTAACCCAAACTTCCTGACAAAAGACCTACATTTATTGACGTAGGTTCGGATAGCTCATCAGCTATTTCTACAACTGTAACAATTGAACCGTTGTAAAAACTCAAAGCAGACGAACCAGAATCAAAACTACTCGTGGTAAGGATAACCGTAATTAGTGAGCCGGTGTAAAAACTCAAAGCAGACGAACCAGAATCAAAACTACTCGTGGTAAGGATAACCGTAATTAGTGAGCCGGTGTAAAAACTCAAAGCAGACGAACCAGAATCACTTCCACTTGTTGTAAGAATTGTTTGAATTATAGACCCTGTTAATATTCCTGTATGAATGTCGGTTAGGGTATCAGTAAATGGGTCAGCAGAACTCAAATTACCGAAACGTAGTGTAGTATTAATATCGGAAATTGTATCGGTTATAGAAGCTTCTACTATGATATCGGTATTAGGCCATCCAAAATAAGCATCACAATAACTAGATATTCCTGATACAAAATCATTTGTAAAATCTCCCAATTCCTGTACTCGGGAAAATAAATTAGACACTGCAAATAGGTTTCCTTTTCCGTCGTCAACAATGGAATAATCATTGTCTAAAGTTTGATTTCTAATGATTACAGTGTTCGGTACAATTTTTTCACCGAATATAGAAGTTGGCACATTATACAAATTGAATTCGTCGGACAAAAACCGTTTGGTTTGAGAGTTTTCAAAATCAAGATATTCCAACCCCCAAATCTTGGTCGGGTCACGGAAACTGTTGTAGAACATGTTTTGAACTTGGGAATACACCATCCGCTTGTAAGTCCCATCGATGTTCACGTTTTCGTCATCGGGATAAAACACCCCCGTAGCTTTTTGACCTTTTCGGAAAAGAACTCTGTCACTACCTTGTTGTTCCAGAGCAATGTTACATGAACTGTTTACGGAAGCGGTAGTTGTGAGATATTCTTCATACTCCAAAGCGACCGATAAACCACCACTATGCTCCGTCAAAACCACCCAATCATTGAAAGTATTGGACAAGTTCCAGTCTTTGGTAACAACGAATGGTGAAGTTTGTGTGTCTCTCTTATGTAATGACTTTAACATCTCAAGTATAAATATGGTCTTCTACCATTCCTTCACGAAACAAAACGTCGTTCGTATGGACAATCCACACGAACGACATTCTTAGAAATTCTGTTAACTATTCTTAAAAGTCAAGACGAATTTTAATCAAAAGCTCATTGTCAAAGGATTTCAACGCCGGACGACTCAACTTGGCTACAGCTACTAACTCATTGTTGTCATTATACAAACCTACCGTGGTAATGTAGGTTCTTGGGTCGGAAATGAAGTCCTCGTTACGAATGGTGCCTCGGGAATGAATATTGTCTTCCGTTCCGTCATACACATACGTTGGATTGTTGGAGTAGTTAAAATCACGATTTTTGACGCGGACGAAGTAATGCCTTGCTGGCACGTATTCGCTTTTGCGTAACTTAATTATACCACCAGAGTTTTGAATAGACCAGAACATAACCTTGTGGTTAACCGTAGTTTCAATGCTTTGATTATTCCAAGCAATGGATGAAATGCTAGAAGAAGTGTAATTGGCAGGACAAACATTACCTGTAACCCCCACCGATGCGGAAATGTTAGACAATCCAATTCGGGCATCAAGCTTTTGAGCATTTAAAATTACGATTCCATCTTGTGGATAAAGCAATCCCAAACCTTCATAAGCGGGAAGCGCGGATGTTTGATCGTTGATTGAACCAGTAACGAGGTTGTAAACTGCCGATGCCTGTGTCAGGAATGGCGAGTCATCACGCAAAGTAACAGAACCAAGTGAACCTGTTAAAGTAATTTCAAAAATGCCTTCATCAATTCTATCCTTCATTTTATAGGAAGAAAAATTCAATACAAAAACGTCATCCGCGTCAACACTATCCGAACTTCCATCCTTGAAACTAAATTTACCATCAACATCAGACGTTCCTAAAAGTAGGTTCTTGTATTGGGTGTAAATGGTTTTGGTTGGAAACGCCTTGATACTTCCTGTATCGGTATTGAATGAACCGCTACCTAACTGTCCTTCAAAATGTCCGTAAGCTACTGAGAAGTATGGGTCGTTGTTACTACGATAAGTTTCATTTGGAAAAACATCCAAATAATACATCGTCCTACGAATATCATAAATGGATGCTCCATAGGAAGGAGATGGTGTGGCTGCGGATTGAGTCAGGTCAAAGAAATTGTCAATCAGCGAACTTGCACTCCAGAACGTTTCTGTTTCTGGCCAAAAGCCGCTCGCCACCCGGCTTGTGCGACCGGAAACGATGTCTGTGTCTTGAAATTGACTGAATATCATATGTTATTGTGTGGAAGGAACGGTTACTGTGACCTCAATTGACAAACTGCCGCCGGACTCGTTACCGATGATGGTTAGAGTTGTGCTCGTCGTCTTACCCAAATTACTATTTGGAAGGAAACGGAATTTCTTACCAACAACCACCTGAGCACTCGTAGTATTGACATCGCCAGCGAAGGTTGGAATGGTGCTAGAAACGGAGTTGATGGAATTTGATTCTTCGACTACCAATGCTCCTACATTCTTGTTTCCAAGAATAGCGGTGTAACCAAGCGAGAGATTGTAAGTTGGGTTTGTGCTCGGAGAAACGATAATGTCACCTGTGTAATCTCGTGAAACGGAAATCTTGTCTTGGGCGATACTAATGACTGGAATGGATGATACACCTTGATTCAAACTTACCAGTTTGTATTTCATTGTTTGAGTTTCATCGGAAACGGGTTCAAACACGGGAGTATTTCTAATAGCAATGTCGTAAAACGCACTACCATTCGGGTGGTTCGGTTGATACAGTGTGTAGTCAATTTCATCATCTGCCAAAGCGAACGATGTAATGTTCAGGTTGCCGGCTTGAGCCAGAAGTTCACGCCCCTTCTTGGTCAAAATAGCATCTACGGTGATAGTTTGGTTGTCGATGTATGCCATAAAATTTGTCTTCTCCTATAAGTATTCCCCTAAAAGGGTTTTTCTTTATCTTTTTGTAGTTAGTATTTCTGAATTGGATTATGAACCACAATTCCTTCTGCTACATACAAGTGCAGTCCATCCACTACGAAGTTAAAGGTTGGTGTTTCATTTTCTACAATAACGACAGTATCCAATCTTTCGGTCGTTCCGTCGTATTTGAGCATCATATCCCCAATTTTCAAATGTTCAGTGTTGACGAGTCTATAATTGCCATTTTCAACGATTAGAACTGGATGTTCATAGGTGATCTTCAATTTTCCATTCAAAACATAGTGTTCATGGAAACGGTTTGGTTTCAGTTCCATAACTGTCACAAGTGTTCCATTCATACTCTTCAAAACATCTCCAACGACGATATGTTCTACGTTTCTGGTTGAACCATTCGACATCATGATTTGAGTTCCAGCCAACAAACAACCACCGGCGCCAGCTCCCGATGATGGGGCTGGTGCGGTTGCCACTCCCGGAATAGTCGGAGTTGGTGAAATACCGGAACCACCACCCGTGGAAGTAGAAGATACTGTACCCGCTCCACCACCCAAACCAACAGGAATTACTGAGCCTGCTTTGTTGGATGGAATGTATTGAATGACATTACTTGAATTTTTGACGTTGACGTTACTAACATTAAACGATTCTACAGGGAACGTGCCGTCGCTGATACCACCCGTGTTAATTGTAGTATCAATGGTTTGACGGCTCTTTACATAAATGATGTTGTAAAGCTGGTTAATATATCGAGCATATTTATTTTTGGAAAATTGTGTAGCTTTATGTGTAAAGTGGTTTCTTGGAAAACCACGAATCAATTCAAAATACTGAGTTGCTGGCGTATTAACAATAGTAAAAGAGGTTGGGAAAACAAGCGGTGGATATCCCGGAATGAATGACGCCACAGTATTGCTAAAAATCTGATTTGGAGTATTCTTAAACGTATTGGCGTGATGTTTGTAATAGGTATCCGAGCCAATAATTGTTATTACTTGAGATGGATTATTTGGAATAACCGAAGTCGTAATTTCATTGTAGAAATGCACGTATTGATTCATGAATCGTTCATCGACCACAATGTATTTGTAAAGATATGTGGATGCCGTATCATATGAATCGGCACCGGGATTGTTCGACCTGACATACTCTCCTGACTTGGCGTTGTATTCAAATTTATCCCACGTTTTCATCAAATAATAAAGAATTTGATGCTTGGAACCTGAGGCATTGCCGGTTTCATCGAGTCCATTTGGAATATGATGTTCTGAAATGTTTGTCAAATCATTCTGTTTTTGACGGCTCACTGAACCATAAATCCAATTTTCACAATTAACATCCGGCTCCCAACCTCTCGCTAAACGTTCGTAATCTCCATACATTCCATGTTGAATGTCATCCATGTAATCAGTGACATAACCACAGAATAGGTTGCTCGGTCTGATTTTTATGGGTTCATTGATATACGTCAAATCAATGGTGTTAGTATAACTTGGAGGCAAACTGGAAGTCATGATTGCCTGAGATTGTGAAGTCATACCACGCCAGTCGTCATTGAAATTAGCCCACAAAACAGTTTCGGTAAGCGTGTAAATATCATCAATAATAGTAGGATTCAAAAACGTAATTTCGGCGCTTGAAGTCATCGGCCGGTTTTGATATTTTGGTCGTTCCAGAATCGTTGGTTCGATGACCACACCCGTAAAACTGTTGGCTCTGGCTGGTAGGACGTTCTTAATGACTTGGAAAATAGATTTGTCAAAGTAGAACTTAAAAATAGTCAACATTTCATTGAAGTATGTTTGTTTGTTTCCAGACGAATTATATTCAACGTTCTTGTTTCTCAAATCATTGTAACGACTACTATAAAGATTGGCCGGATCGCCAATCAAATCCATAATGCCGGTTTTACCGACATAACGAATAATGTCTTTGTTTTTGGAATCTTGTGGGTCAATAAAAAACCCAAGTTGGTTTGACTCTCCCGAAATGGTTTCTAGTTGACTCGTAGAACGGTCATCGGAATCAAATCGAGCCTCAACCGTATAATCCACCTTACGAATTTTCTTATTCTTGTATTTGTTTGGTCCATACTTTGACGCATCAATATCTTGTTGATACGTCAATTCTTCATAATGATATGGATAAATTGATGCTGAATTCCATGCACACGTCGCAGTATTAAATGATGCTGACCAGCTTTGACCAATCGCCACCGGGAAATTACGAGCAATGATTTCTACCGAACCCGTTGGGTGTTGAGACAACCAACGACCATCGATGATGGACACCGAAGAACTCCATAAAGTCGAATCAATCGAACTACTCAAATTAAGTGAGTCGTTATAATAGTTTGGAATGGCATAGTAAGATGAACCATTATCCACCCACACCGATGAAGAACCACTTATGTTGTAATACAAAGATTTTGGATAATCAAGAGACAATCGCACCCACAAATTCTTATAGGCCGTTGAACCACTATAACCATATGAGTTTAAGTCATTTACATGTTCTTCAAAATCAAGATCGTTGATAGGAATATCCCAAATTGAAAGTTTGTCTAATGTGCCTTGAAATATTCCATCGCTCAAACGGAATGTTCCGAATTGACTAAATACGGTGTTATCTAACGATTGCAAATATACACTAGCCGATGAACAGAATAATTGGCGTCCATTTTCATTTCTTTGAACTATCAACTCGTATTGTGTCGGATAATCATTAACACTTACACTTGAAGTCGCTTCAAATTCTTCGCTAACTTCATAACGCCTCAACATGACACTGAAAATGTCTCCGTTAAAAATAGGCAACGTGTTACTTACAATCGTTGCACCCGTTGACCCCGACCCCATTTGGAAAACCACTTCTCCCAAATGTTGGCCCGCCATTTTATGAATACCCACCGACCACGCGGCATTATTTACACTGGTGTATGGATATGGAATGACCGTAAATAGGTTAATGTGTTGATAGTCAGTATAAGTTACACTATTATCAACCGAAAATTTGAATTCTACTGTCTGTGTTGAAGATGGATATGGTCCTTCGATATAATCATTCACGCCGGAGAATGTTGCCATGTATATCTTTTCATCTAACTTGTATGTTGGTTCGGAATCCTCAGAGTAATCTGTTCCACCATATTCACGAATACTAATTAAAGAAGATGGCAATCCATAACAAGCCATCAAATAACGAACACACTCTTCTGTTCCTTTAGTCTTGTAAATGCCCGGCAATGTAACAAGGATTCGGTTCCAAATTGTTTGTAGTCTTTGTTCGCCGGACATCACGTTGTATGAACCAGCATTCAAACTGTTAAGATATACATCATTCAAATCCAGATTTCCGATGATGTCATCAACGTTCCAACCAAACGAATATAACATTTCCTTCAGCGTATTAGTTGGAATGCTAGAACTTAACTCGTTTTGAATCTGCCGCTCAATTGGAAGAGCAGAAATGTAAGTGTAAATGTTGTCAAAATGATGACCTACCATTGACAAGAAGGTTAGGTACTCTTCGTTATTGGTGTCATTTAGAATGTATTCTGGAGTGTTAGATACTAAATAATCTCGATTGCTTTGGTCATACAACGAAGCCGAAACATCTTGGGCAGTTACATAACTGGCACTCGTAAACGCATTGGTAGCCAAGGAATAAGCATAGTTTCCACTGTTAAACAGATAGGATTCATAAGCATCAAACGAATTTATCAAATCCGTTATTTGCGTATTGATAGCTTCACTTTCCTGTGAGTAATACGAATAGGTGGTCGAAGCAGAAATTGCAGTATTATAACGGTCGGTCAAGGATGATAACGACGCACTCAACCCGGTCCACGTTTTTATCTTATTTTTGAAGATGTTCAAACGTGTAACGGCGGAAGAGAATACTACGAAATTTGAGAAATCCGAGAAGTCAGTATTCAGTGTGGCTATGGATTTATTGATGAAACTGCTATTGGTGACATCATCACTAAGAGCCAAATCATCAGAAGAATATAGTTTGTTGACATTATCTTTGGAAACGAAGGCAGTAGTAGAACCAAAATTAGCGGCTGAAATCTGTATGGTCTTGTATTTGGCTGGATTTCTTAATATGGTCGTTACAATGAACGGCGCCATACCAAAGTTGGATACCCAACACAAACTTTTCTGTGTTATATCCACTGGTAAATCGGTGGAAAGTTTGACCACCAACGTCAATGGATCGGTTGGAGATTGCCTCTCATCAATGAAATCGTGAGTAAGAATCTGGAAATATTTATTGTTTCCAAAATTCAATACATTCTTTAAATATCCGAAATACTTCTGTTGATGACTGCGTTGTAATGGATGGACCACGTTTTCATAATAGTAAGTGAAGAAAAAGTCATACACGAACTTCTTGGCGCCAACATAATCAACGCCTTTTTGTGTGAGATATTGTATAAACTGTTGATTTATACGAAGAATAACAAACTCACCAAACTTCTGTTCCAGAGAGTCAAAATCCGAAATCGCATCATAATTTTGAAGCAAATAGTTACTAAAGTATGTACGAATACCCTGTGTTCTTGAAATCCGAGTCGGCTCATTTCCTTCCGTAATTTGGTCTTCGGTAAGAAGTGTGTATTTGATTAAATCTTCATACAGATTTCTCAGGAAAGTCAACACCGAACCATCATCTTTCAGGAAAAACATCGTTTTCAAAAATTCGATGTCTGCTTGGTATGATGGATACATGGTACGATAAATCGAATCGTATGGGCATTTCTGTGTCACCGATAGTAATACGGGAGCAACATCTCGATTAGGAAACTTCTTCAAACAGAAGGATGCGTAGGAAACATCTGAATTTCCTTGTGGTACCAGTTTGATTTCAGTTCTGGACGGAGAAATTTCTTTGATGGAAAGTGGTTGCTTCGGATTGCCCGCCAAGTTTCGGATGAAGTTGTATGATACCTTGAAACTTCCATCGGTGACGCCAATAGCGTTTAGGTCTGAAATTGGGTCAATAAGAATCTTGTCATTCTTGTATTGAATAAACCCACGTATCAATTCTCGGTAGGTGTAATCATGTGGAACGTTACGAGCGTCCAAATACGTTGAAGTTACCGTCTTGTATTGTTTTTCCTGATTGACTATACCCCATTTTACTAACGTATCATCATCAACGTTGTATGTTGAAATTTCAATCGCGTCATTTGGAGAAAACCCAAACCAAGCATCTGCACTCTGCGACACGTAGAATAAACTATTATCCTGCTCGCTCAGGATTGACCCTGAGTTAATGCTTCCTGTAAAATTACCTATTACTGGATATGGCAATGACATGATTACAATAGTGTGGTGTCGCGTTGGTCAATTGGTATTGGCAAATATGGAAAATCGTTATAGAAATCAAGTGTGGATGCACCCTGACCCAACTGAATTCTCAACGTCATGATGATATCCTTAACTAATTGAGTATCTGCATCTGCGGAAGTCAATTCGCTCTTGGCAATCATTTCATCCAATTGATTACTCAACACTTGATTTTTTTGTGTTACTTCATTAATTTGGTCAATGATTTCTTGTGGCAATAATGATTGATTGTTGGTTACTGGTAGTGGTATGAATTCGGTCAAAGTCGGATTGTAAAACGATTGGATCTTTGAATTATCATAATCCATATTGACCGTTGGAAACGCGATGAAGTGTTGTTGAAAGACAGACGAAGACGGATTCAGAATCTCATTACCTGCTTCATCAAACACGTAATTGTAAGTTCCGTAATTCTGAAAATTCGTTATTGGTACTGAAAAATCAGTCATATGCCTTATCTCACTATCTTAAAGATGTTACCCTTGTCAAAGGTAACAACCGAACCACTTTGTTCTGTTTTAATCAAAATCTTGAAATACCTTTCTTGTGGTAAGCCGGTAGTGTCAAGTAGGAAGTAATTTCCATTAACATCACAGCTCATTCGCGTATAATTATCAAAATTAACAACAATTTGGTCGGTTTCGTTATCTTTTATTGCGTAGTAAGAGGCGGAAGGCAAATATTGCGGGGTGAGATACTGCGTAAACTGAGTGCGTCTCTGGAAGTTTTTGAATGGAAATTCTGGACGGGCAAAAACATTGATTCTCACGATGTTGCCGGCCTGAACGGTTGGAAGTAAATTTTGAATGACTGTGACAAACGGATGATTAAATTCCACGGGTTCAAGACTCGAAGAAACAATCATAACGCTGCTAGTCCACAAATAACTGCTGGTAAGGAATGTACCACTAATTTGGGCATTAAGTGACGCACCATTAAACAATCCCTCGGTGAATATTCCGTTAAAGCTAGCACTACCCACCGAAGCAGAAATGTTAAACGTTCCAAAGGTAGTTCCGTTAACATATGGCCCCGAAACCGTAGCGTAAATGTTTGGATAAATAGCAAATGGAAAACTAGCGTTGAGGTTACTGCCGACGATACTTTGAGAATTCCACGATCCTGTCAAATAACCCGCTCCCAATTGATAACCACTAAGACTAGAAGTAAATGTGCTACCACTAAAAATTCCGGTGGACAAAGTTCCAATTAAAAAGGAACTCGTTACCAAATTAACAGAATGACTGATAGAACCCGTGAAATTTCCAAAAACCACTGCGTTAAGAATCGTTCCAGAAGTTCCGGTTACGCTAATAACACCACTTGCTGAATAAGTTGTACTACTTGAGTAATTTGTAATGCCGGTGAAATTTCCTGCCACAGAAGCATTCGTAATGGTAGCATTTGTAATGATGCCACGATATCCCGGTTCTATTGTAGAAAGGGTAACACTTCCGGTTTGAACACTGCCCGTTACCCAAACAGCATCATTCCAACCTGCATCCAAACGTGGTTGATAAATCGTATTGGTGTCACGACTAAAAAAATACAGCGACATGGCGGAACCCGTGTCTTGAGTTTCGTCACTCGACAAAAGAATTAAACCTTCATTCGGAATGCTACCACTCAACCAAGCATGAACGACATTGGTAACATTCATGTTAATATCACCAACTTCGTAATCGAATGACTGACTAGCAATCGAACTTGTGTACCATGTTCCACCACCCCTTGCCCAAACCAACGGAGTCAACGCCGGATTGGTGATAAAATCTATTGGAGTCAAACCATTTGGATCGGTAATTGTTTTCCATACACTACCAGAATAGAAGTCACGATAGTTCCAGCTAGTTCCCTTGGTTGAACCACCATCGGAAAGATAACCATTGCCCATTACCCAACTCTGACTGATTGGAAAAGCGTAAATAGAATAAGAAATAGGAAGATTTTCTTCCCTTGCCACATTCATGCGAAGCACAAAATCCGGCATAGAAATATCACCCAAAGCAACAGAAGCGGATATCGCATTCAAATTAAACTTCACCAAAGCACGGTTAACATACTTCTTGGTGGTTTCGGTTTGATTTGATTGGGATACACTATAATGACCAGTAATGGTACCCGTAATCGCACCTGCAAAACCCGTAATGGTGCCGTTGAAATTACCTATACTACCTGAAAAATTGATGCCCGCCAACACAGACGAGCCGGAGAACGCCGAGCCGCTAACACTACCTGTGCCTGAAGCAATTGTTCCTGATATGTAAGAGGCAAAACCTCGCAACGAACTTGATATAACAGTTCCGGTAAATGCTTCAATACACAAAGTCACACTCGCACTGGCATATGAGAATGTTTTGGTGTCCAAGGTAAATCGAGCCGTTGTATTTGCCGTGCCCACACGCAACACTTCATCCAAGCCGAAATTGACATCAGCATAGTTTATCGTATTGGTTACGAAAGTATCTTGAGCTGGATAAATGAAATGGTGCATGTTAAATAGTTGTTCCCTTGATATCATTATCAGGATATTTGACTTCAAAAATAGATGGGTCTAACGATGGATAAACCATATCATTTTGAGTCGCTGCATCAATATCGTATTCCACCACCGAATAGTTGTCGCCATTCGTTGTTAGTGGCGTGAGGTTCTTAATCTTCAACGAAACAACGCTTTGGACACCTTCCACCTTGGCAATTTCCAAACGGAGATTGCTGAGATTGATGGATTGTGAGAATTCCCACTTATCAATGTCAAAGAATTCCTTGACTGTATCAATAGCGTTCTGTAACACTTCCTTCTTGTTGTAACCACGGAAAACGGTGATGACAAATTCCACGCCAATGTTAATAACATAACCATCGACCACGTTAACACCATCCGTCAACATACGATACTTCCTAAGATGTGTCATAAGATTGGTCACTAAAGCCTCGTTAGGAACAGTAAGATTTTTGTTTTCATCATACGACAAAACATACAAGTTGACGGCAAACGGATTACTGCGGTCATAAGCAATTTTTCGGAAGTAATTCTGAGTATTGTTGTTTATCACCGTAGCAACGTTTTCTGGATCCACCGTTCCAACCAAAATTTGATTCTGATTGACATCCAAACTATTGTAAGTAATGATTTGAACCTTGCCAATTGAACCATACTTTGGTGGCATAGAATACACTCGGGTCAAATAATCTGATTGGGTGACAACACGTTGTTGAGCCGCAAACGCCGCGATAGCATTTTGGCGAATGTCTTCGTTGGATTCCGGTCCTGCTCCGCCAACAGTCGGGTCTTCATTGTTGACTCTCAACGAAGTCTTGACTGTGTTTAACAACGTGGCTTCTTCGGGCGGCATACCATCCGCAGTATTATCAATGTTAGAAGAATAGACGTTGACTACAGAATTTGCTGATGAATTGGAATCAAATCCACCACCAATCGTATAAGTTACCGTTAGTGTGGTATTGGTTGGAGAAAGACCATAGGTATCATTCTTCAAAAAATTAGATGGGTCGAGTGACAGATTTAGGTTGTTCATGTTTGACAACCCAACCCCAATTTGTTGTGAACTCAAATTGATAATTTCATCGGCAAAGCCATTTGTGCCTGAACCAAACTCCAAATATGTTTTGCTATTTTCGTCAACCGTTACCGTAAATCTACGCGATGTTTTTAGATACTTCAAAATGTAAGGAACGGTACCTTTGTATTGGGCTAAAATTCCTTCAAACACATCGCTATTTGGAACATCATACAAAACGGTTTCTTGAGCTAAAAATTCAACTTCATACCATTTGTTGTTGTCGGAATCTCGAACATCAATAATTTCCAGAACGTTATCTTCATCCAAATACAGTTTCAAAAACGTTTGGATTTCGTTGATGGTAAAACTTTTCGTAACCAATTTACCAGAACGAATGTTAACCGTTTTTTGAAGTAGAAAAAAGGTTGGGACACCCGTAGAGTCTCGTTGATAAACCGTGACGGTTCTCGGAGAGAGGTCTGTATCAACTCCAAAATTGATGGGTTCAGATGTAAGAAACGCCGCACCGGAATTGTTGGAAACCTGCATGTTCTCTCTGATGCTTAGAGAGAATTTTTCATCGGGTACATACTCACCATCATCATCAACCGTTGCTGGACAAATTTGGAAAACATCTATTTTGCCTGTGGCTCCACGCGTTGGCTTCGGTCGATAACCCAAATATCTTGAAAGAGCAATAATGTTTTTTCGTTCTTGAGTGTTATACAGTAAACCTTCTTTGAAGATATAATCGGTGTAGTAAGAAAGGACATCGCCAACGTAGGATGCCATTTCAATGAACATCATGCCCGGAGAAGCATCGTTGAAGTCCTTGTAGGTATTTGGGAAGTAATACTTTGCGAAATTGATTAGACCTTCACGAAACTGAGAGAAGTCCCGATTGACATAACGGACTTCTTTGCTCTTCGGTTGAAATGATTTGTTAGTTGTAGTAGCCATATTATGCCGTCACGTTGTCAATCGTAATTGTTACTGTGTCCTGTTGCTTTGTCATATTCAACATGAATATCACAGCGACTTGTAATCTATAAATATCACGGTCGGCGCTTGTTTGGTCACTTTTGTATAGATTTGCTGTAACATCAACGACGGTGATGTTGGGAATCCACATGGAGATGTCTTCTTTGACAACATTTGCCGCAATATCAGGCAAAGTATCCACATTTTGTTCAAACAACAGATTCCAAAGACGAGAACCGAACGTTGGTTGCATTCTACGTTCTCCCGGTCGGGTATTCAACAGATTGATGATGTTTGACTTGGTTTGGGTCAAAGTATCGTAGGACTGCTCAAAGTACCCGCTATTACTATCACGGAGCGGTAGAGTAATACCTATGGGGGTCTGTATTGGTTGTGACGTTGCCATAAATTAGCCATCCATTGAGACATTTGGGGAATAACCGCCTCGTTTAGACTTGCTCAAATTCAAAATAGCCTTGAAATCTTTCTTGAAGATATTCTGTAGGCCGGCAGGCAATTCTTCGGGAGCCACATCCAAAACCGATTCTGCATGAGGTTGAACCGATTCATTAACCATCTGTTTCAAAAACTCCATTTTGGTTTTTGGTTGACCGGCTTCCACCTTTTCGTGTTTACCAATCTTTTCAAACCCACCTTCCATCAAATCAACAAGGGATGTATTTTCCCTTGGTAGTGGTTTGTAGTTACGAGCCGTTTCCGCAAGGACAGAATTTAACCGTGGATTGTTGGTCTTCAAAACAGGAACGTCAGGAGTTTCTTCTTCGGTTATGGTTTGGGCAGTCGGTGAGTTTTTAATTTCTCTTACCATTTCAACCAATACCTTACCCATCGCTTTGCTTACTTCAGCAGCGACTTCCTCTTTTATCATCCGGCGAATTAGTTGTTGTAGTTCGGTTGCTTTCATGGTCTTCGTCTTTCTGTCTGTGTTTTAGGTCTATCTATTAAATAGAATCAATTCGGTTCACAATTTCGGTAAACTTGGAGCATTCGGTAAACTTGGAGCATTCGGTAAACTTGGAGCATTCGGTAAACTTGGAGCATTCGGTAAACTTGGAACCGCCGGCAATTTAGGAATATCAGGGATGCCTAAACTCTTAAAATCTGGTACAGTCGGTAATCTAGGAGGGGCCGGCAGCTTAAGCGACTTTGAAAAATCCGGAGCTTTAGCAGAAACTTTCAGTTTATTTGTGTATTTTGACTTCAATCCAGCTAACTTTTTTAAAGCATCCATAATGCCCGGTATTGACGGCATCAATCCTAAATTTATAGCTGCTATAGCAGAAGAAACACTTCCCTCCATAGTTGATATGGATGATAACGAATTTCCTACCTTTGCAGTTTCGGCTTCTGGTGGTTTTACACTTGAAGCATCAAACCCTCCGGGAACTCCTTGTCCTGTTACCGTGTCTATTTTTACGGGTGGTGCTGCTGGTGGCGTCGGCTTAACTATGGGTTTAACTGGAATAGGGATTGGTGCAGGTGTTGTAACCGTGGATACTTTTGATGTCGTATTACTAAACCCCGTATTTGTATCCGTTGTTGTTGTGTAAACAGTTGTGGTAGTAGTAACCGACCCATCTTCATTCGTTGTTTTTTGAACACTAACGTCTTCACGAGGAAGTCCCTGTGCTTCTTGCAAATCCCCCTTAGAATATCCAGCACGTTCCAACTGTTCGGGACTCTCGGTTTTCAATCGACTACGAATAGTCATTGATTCTTGTGGTGACAGTGCCATATAATTATCCTAAATTCTCTCCGTTTTGTCCCGGAGCATATCCCCCACCCGTTAAAAACACTCTTCGACTCAATATGGATTGAAGGTTATCTCTCAAAATTTTCAACCGCTCAACTTGTACCGGGAGTTGTGTTTTGTCAGGATTGGCTTGACCAGCATCCGGATGCGTATGTTTGTACCAATGTGTATGTTCCAACAACCAATTACATAATTCATACAACCAATTAACAGTAGTTTGTCCTAACACTGCTGGTTCGGCTGTTTGGTCATATTCTCCTAAATAAATAGCCGGGGAATTGAATACTGTTTTATTGTTGGTTGTGAAAACCATTTGATTATGAGCGTCAACCGTGTATTCGTCATCGGTTACAACCGCGTAACGTTTCTTGGAATAATGGAAAGTTTCTGCGGTTTTGGATGACAAAACCAGCCGGTCACTATTGATTACAATTTGGTCGCCCATTAGTTTTGGATACTTAAACTGAGTTGTTCCATCAAACCCTGACTGTTCTTCACCATTTCCCCACATCTTCTTCAAACAGGTAGTTTTGAATTCACTTGTAGTCAATCCTGATGTCATGTGAATGGATGAACCGTCTTTATTGATGTCTTCAACGATGTAACCACCAACATTCTTTTCTTCCAATACGTTTGTGGGTTGCCGTTGACGATTACGAATGAGAATCATTGGATTGCCCGGACCCGGTACATACGATTTTTCCGCCCCTGATAATGTTCCACCTATTCCGATATCCACACTAGCATCAACTTTGTATGGACTGTTTACGATGTTGGTATCAGTAGTCCCTTTATCATTATCACGGTTATTGTCGTAGGCAGCGAAACGAATTGACTGACCAAACCGACTTTCAATAACGTGGTCGCCCTCGTAACGTTTCAAGGAACGAATTTTTGGGTTGAAGAAAAAGTAACGGCCCAACGCCCCCTGATAACTTGTACCGCCTGCTCGACGAAGTTTGGATTGTGGTCCCTGAAAAGGTATAAACGGAGAAGTGTTAGTCGCTCGTAACTCACGATTTCCCTCTACGGGCGAGTTTTCCGTTTGATGAAATCCGCCGTTGGTTAACTCCAAGTTGAAATCAGCATTGACATTGGGCCAATTGGAAGTGTTTATCCGGCGTGTGTAGTAATATTGACCCAAGTAAGAAACCACACCAACTACTTCATTTAGGACGGGATATTCTGCCGGGTTTGCGTCTAACGGAATGGCCCAAATCAAATCATCCTTTTCAATGTTTCGTTGGGAAAAAAGTAAACGGATGGATGCTCGGCCTACCCAAGTATAATCCGGGTCAGTTTTCTTAGCGTCCACGCCGCTGATATCCACCGGCCATCTATCAGGGTTAATCGTGAATGGATTCTTCTTGAGGTAGGGATGGTTTTTATCCAGAATGATATCAAGCACCACAGCCGGTTCTATTTCGTAGAACGCATCTTGTGTACCACCGCCACGGTTCTTGGTAAGTGAAACCGAGTCAATTGAAGGCGTTGAAGTGCTGGTTGGTCTATCCCAATACGCCATAAATTACGTCTTTTCCTTATCCGAATCTTCTTTGGAAAGTTTCTTGATGACCACCAAATCGGATTTTTTGATAGCTTCCATTTCAGATTCAATCTGAGCCATCAAAACTTTTTTCTCTTCATCGGTCATACCAAGGTTGCCACTTTCATCAGATTGTGATTTAGCCGTCATGATTTTTTGGATGATTGCAGCCAAACGAACCAAGTGGTCATCGTTGGTATTGCCCGTGTCAAGATACCCCTTAATCAACGGAACGACAATCATTGCGTCGTTGACATTCTTGATTAGGGGTCGCAAGTCATCAATGAAAGTTTCAATCTGCTCTTTTCGGTTCTCCTGATTAGAGTAGATGTCCTTGCACAAATCTTTGAAAGACTTGCCTTTGTAGAGTTCAAAATCGGTATCCATACCCATAAATATAGGTATAGAACGATTCTTCAAACCTTTATGTGGATATAAGAATGCCCAAATCCAAATTGGTTAAAGCATCATATAGACGACTGTTCTTTTCATCATAACGAATGAACCGTAACGGTTGTGTTTTTTCTACAATACATCGTTGTTTGTATTCATCTTTTTCTTTTCTCTTTTTGTAATGATGGTATGACTCATCATATTCAAACACAACATTTTTTTCTTTGTCGTATCCATCAACAGGAAAACCAGATAATAACACTTCTCCACCATTTAAGGCATGTTGAAAAGTGTATCCGTTTTTATTTCCGAAATCGTCGATAAACTTACAGGCATTAGGATTGAAAGCAACCATTATTCCTTGTTCTTTCAATCGCTTTAGAGCAGCTACTCTCATTCTTTCTCTGTGTTTTTCCGACGGAATTTTACCATACATAGGATTATTTTTACCTATTTTTTGTTTCGACAATTTTTGTTTGGTTTGTTTAGATAATTTTACTCCAACATGAGAACTAGACATTTTTTGTTTAGTAGATGTGGAATGTGTTTTACCATACCAAAAAGCTTTATTTCCCATTTGAAAACAACTTTTACATAAAGAATTTTTATGGTGTCTTACAAGGCATATTTGTCTGTTTTTGTATGATAATTCATTTTTACATTTAGGACATTGACGACACCATTTTCTGTTAATGTTCTTATAGATTCCGGTAAACGTTTTCAATTTGCTACACTTTATACATTTAGAATTTTTACTCTCTTGTAAATCAGCACTTCTTTTGTATTTATATTCTAACTCTGCATCGCATTTAGAACATTTTCTAACCCACGATTTTCCATTATATTTAATCATACCTTTGATTTAATTGAGTGAAAATAATTATTCACATCAACAGACCCTTTATCTCTATATGATACATATATGTTAGTTTGATATTGCTTCATTTTATTAATAACTTTTGTTATCTGTTGAGTACGACAATTACCAATTTCCCGAATCATTAAATAAAGAGCCTTTTTATTAAACGCTTCCAATCTACCTGAATTCCGGAACAGTTCAATTACTGCGTTGGCGATGTCCAAATCACGTTGTTTATTGAAAATCTTTCCGACGTTGTTCTCCCAAAACAGAATCATTAAACGCAGGAATTCTTTCATTTCTGCTTGCTTATGATGTTTGTCTTCGCTTTGAAGTTGAACGGTATGTTCGTCATGTTCTTCACCAATTTCCACATGTTGGTTACGACGTTTATAGGTTGAGTTGTTCAACGCTATGAGATAGTGTTTAGCGACTACCGAGAAGTATCCGAATGCTTTACCTTTGTCGGCTTCAAACTTGTGAATGTTGGCTACAAGGTGAGATACACATTCTTTCTGAACATCCAACGGGCTCGTTTCAAAATAGGAAAATTTGAACGTGTTGAAAATGTTCTCTACTAGCTTGTTAAAGGCGTAAGCGATGTGATTGTTGTAAATCTCGTTTCGCTTCTGCAAGTCGGTTTCTGCATTATACATGATGATGTAACGTTCCGTTTCCGGAGTAAAATACATCTTGTCGGATGGAGTTTTTGGTCGTCTTGGTTTACGAGTTTTCTTAACGACTGCAACGGGAGGCGCTGGTAAAGGTTTAACCTTTTTCAGAAACTTCTTCGTTTTCTTTAACGGTTTGGTTTTAACTGACTTTGCTGGCTTGCGGGTTACTTTTTTCTTGGATGTGAGGACACGACGGGACTTTAGAGCTTTTCTCTTTTTCATAGAAACGAATTATTCTCCTTCGGTTTCTTGAGTTCTCTCATTCAACGCGTGAATGAGTTCCATCATATCACGAAAGACGACGCCTACTTCGTCATCCTTTTCGAACATTTGTTTATCGTCAAGAAGTTTCATGTGGGCAGAAGTCTTTAACACGTCAACTCGAAATTCCGAAATCCACTCTTTCAGAAGTTGGCTATCTTCTTCAAGAATTTCGTTTACGGATAGTTGACGCACACCAGCCTTATACAACAGAATGTTGACGACGATGGATGCTATTAAGCAGATACTCAGCAATATTGTAACAAATAACAACATAAGTTATTCTTCTTCAAAGACGGGGGATTCTTGAAACTCTTGAACGTATTCTTGAATTTCAGTAATAACTTCCCAGTCTCGATTTCTTATGGCAGTATTCAGCAATGTTGCTATGTATTCGATGTCATTTTGATTCATCATATCGGTGGTTTACCATTTTGGTAGTCAGCGACATACATAGTAGAGCAATTTCTGAAATGCCAATTTTAAGTGCGGTAAGTATTTATTCTACTACCAGTTTAGTACTTTTATCGTACTATGTCAAGCTTTATCTCTTGAAATATTGCTTAAAAAATCTATCCATAACGCCGGGGTCTTCCTCGGGTATTACAGACGATGATGTTGGAAGAGACGTAGAAGCATCGGTCAAAATCTGTTTTTCTTCAACCTTTGGTGGGTCTGCATCCCGCAATACTTCCTTGGTTTCATTGGGTTGTACCGGTAGTTCACCATACACTCGTTCGTCTTCACGTCTAAAGACCGCTACGTTATAAGCTAGGATAAGACAAATGGCCAATGGGTCAAAAACAAAGATGATAGATATAATAAACCATCTAGCCACGGTGTCAAGTGGGAGCCCTAAAGCGTCGGCCACAAACTTAAAGGTCTGTATGTCTTTCTTTTCAGCCGAACCAAGTTTCAATTGGTTTACTTGTTCATCAATTTTTCGAACGTCTTCAATACTGGTTTGTATCTTGTCGTTTTGTTCCTTCATGTCCTTATCCGTTTGCGAAATCAAATCCACGGTTTGTTGTTGGAGTTGTTTCAACTGAATGGGGTTTCTTGATAGGAACTCGTTGGTCAACACTTCGCTCATTCGAGCTTCTTGGGAAGACCTAAGTTTGGCAAGGTCGTCTGATCGTTTCTTGGCGGCAACAATCTTGTCTTGGTAAAACACCTTTTGACTTTCCACAGTTTTTATTTTGTCTTGGCCGACTGCAAATTCAATGGATGATTTTTGATATGCTGCAGACAAATACCCAAAGATACCAAGAGAAGTTATGACCAACAAAACCAAAACTGACAGTACCAAATAAATCTTGAG